GCGTCATCAGTCGAGAAGGGGCAACGAGTGTGCGGCGCGTGGTGATAGACGCACAGCGTGACAAGGTTGTGCGGCTGTACTTCGAGATGGATGGCAGCGATTGCTTGCTCAACGTCTCGATGAGAAGTGATCTCGGTGTGGAGATCATGGTGCTTGAACCATCGGAGGAGTAAATGCCTAAGAACTGGGGGGTGACATTAGGCGGAGTATCCAAGAAATGGACAGAGGGGACCGTATCAGTAGAGCTCCGAATAGAGAAGCTCAAATGGTTCAAGGGCGCGGCTGGCGAATTGGTAGCAGAACGCATGGAGCAAGCTGCTGATAGGGTAGTGGCGCGGGCTAGAGAGCGGTGTCCCGTTCGTACCGGAAGGACGCGGCGATCAATCAATAAGGTGCGGACTCACCAGAAGGGCTGGATAGTTACACATGGCATCGGGGATCCGGAGAGGGCATTGATCGGCTTCTTTCTGGAATTGGGGACAAGGTTCATGAGTCCCCGGCCGCACTTGTACCCGGCGCTGGAAGAGGAGAAGCCAGAGTTGATTAGGGATCTGAAGACGGTTTTTGACATGCTTGATTGATTGGTCAGCAAGGAGAATCAGTAGAAATGAACGAGGAAGACCGCGTACTGCTGGAGAAGATACTCGATGAAGTCAGGGAACTTTCGCGCAATCTGGATCGGCTGATGGCGCATTTCGGAATCGGGCCCGGCCAATTCACGATGACGATCAATCCTCATCCGTTTGCTCCACGTGGCAATCTGTGGGATGGCGATGCGCCAGTTTCGTATCCCTATCGATTCCCCGGTACCACGGGAGGGCAGCCTTGAACGCGGTAGAGGTCGGTCTCTACGCCAAGCTGGCGGCAGACAGTGCCATCGTGGCGAAATTGGGCAGCGCGAAGATATACAACCTCGTGATCCCCCAGGGGATTAGCCTGCCGGCGATTCGCTGCTTCTACTCCGGCGGCGGCGAGGAGAATCTGACGCCCACCAGGTCGTTCAGTACAGTGTACGGAGTAATCGGGGTTTCGGAGACCAGCATGAAGCACGCGGGCGAGATCGCTGACCTGATAGACGCCTGCCTGCACGGGGGCACACTGACAGTCTCCGGCTGGACGAACCAATTCTGGACGGCCAGGGAGGGATTGATCCGCTTCCACGAGTTAGACGAGGCTGGCAAGGATTACTGGCACGCAGGGGCATACTACAGGATCAGGGCCTCGGCGTCATAGGGAGAATGGATGAGAGAATTCAAGGTAGCCACAAGCTACGGAGGTTTCCTGGGCAAGCTAGTTCGGCGTCTCGGATACGACTGGAATCACATCCTGCTAGTGATGTGGGGGGATGGTGAGCCAGTCTACACGTATGAATCTAATATCCGTGGCATCCAGGGCCATCCTTTCCAAGAAGGCCCCGACCTGGCCGAGGAGCACGCTTGGTGGGTGCCCAGGGAGCCGTTGACCGCTCTCGAATTCGAGCGGCTGCTTGGGTATTGCCAGGGGGCAGAAGGGAAGTGGTATGCCTTACATTACTGGCTGACCATTGTATGGCGTATCCTGAAAGATCTGTTGCTGGGGCCGACACGGTGGCAAAAGTTATCTCTCATCCCCGCCGAGACCTGCATTAGTTTCGTAGACGCCGCCTGCAGAAGCGTGGGGCGCCCGATCTCGCCATTTGGAGCAGAGGGCTTACCTGATGACATTGCTAGAAGTCCGTGGTGGAAGGGTGAAGATCGCGTGTAACAAGAACGATGTATGGTTTAATCAATCTGCGCTTATTAAAGTCAAAGTGAAAGTACCCCCTGGCCTAGCTTGACGGAGCGAAAAGATAGGAACCCTCCGCGCCTATCCTGACCAGGGGGAATACCCAAAAGCGGAGGAGAGCAAGCGGAGGTGCGCACCTATTCGATGCCTCCGCTTTTTGTATAGAGAGCGGGGCAAAGCCAAAACCTAAGGAGGTAACGAAAATGTCGAGGTATTCAGGAAAAGACCTGGTGGTGCTGTTCGGTGGCAATCAACTGGAGGCTGACTTTCGCTCTTTCGACGTCGATGAGAACATCACCATCATCGACGCCAGTGCGGGCGATGATGCCTACAAGGAGAAGTTGACCGGCCAGAAGGATGGCAGTGCGACTTTCACGGGCCTCGGGCAGACCGGTGCGACGGGCACGGCCTGGTGGGGTCGGGTCGTGCCGGGCACCAGTGGCACGCTGGAGTGGGCTCCAGAGGGCACAGCCAGCACAAAGCCGCGCCATTACGTCGCCACAGCCTACGTCGAGAGCCGGGCGGAGTCCCATCCCTACGAGGACGTGGTGGAAGTCAACGTCGGCTTCACCTACAGCGCGGTGCCGGTTGACACAACCTACACGTAATATCAGACAACATCACGATGAGCGGAGGTAATGAGCAATGGGAAAAGACACGAAGAGCCTGAGAATCCTGACCCGCGAGGAGATCCTCGCGGCCAGGGACATCCCGGAGGAGGTCGTGCCATGCCCGGAGTGGGGGGAAGGGTGCGCTGTACTCGTGCGAGGCTTGACCCTGGGCGAAGCGCATCAGGCCATCAAGGAGATCGGCGCCGGGGCGGAGCGCGACGTGGAGAAGATGAACCTGTGGGCGCTCACCAGGGGGATAAGGGGCGAGGATGGCCAGCCCCTGTTCACCGAGGCAGACCACGCCGCTCTGCTGGAGAAGTCGTCGGCGCCGCTTCTGCGGATCACGAAGGTGTTCACCCGCATCTCCGGGCTTGGCGAGGAAGCCGTAGAGGAGACGGCAAAAAACTCCTCCGAGACGGAAGACTCTACCTAGAGTTTGTCCTGGCCGAAAACTTAGGAAAAACCAGGGCAGAGCTCCGTCGCACCGTGTCCAATCTTGAGTTCGTGCAGTGGCAGGCGTACTACGATCTGAAAGGTCGGATCGCCGACGTTCGATCACGCCACCCAAACTGGCCCATGGAGCAGGTTCTGGAGTGGGCGGAGGCCCAGAGAACTTTGCGCAAGAAGAAATGACGGGGGCGGGCGGGGCAATCTCGTCCGCCCTGTTCTATCAACGCGCCAGAATCTAATTGACGAGGAAACGTGGCTACGGGAACTGAAATCGCCCGGTTGTTCGCCTCCATCGGGGCGGACACGTCTGGCCTGGAAAAAGGATTGAGCGATGCAGAGAGTGCGCTCAATCGCACGGCAGCGTCCATCGGCAAGATCGGCTCGACGCTGACGATGGGCGTCACTTTGCCGTTGGTCGGCATCGGCACAGCGGCGGTGAAGACAGCAGTGGACTTCGACAAGGCCATGTTTGCCGTCAACTCCGTGCTGAAGTTGACCGGCCAGACGGCGGAGGACGTGCGCGGCATGGTTGAAGCCTACGCGCAGGCACAAGGCAGGTCCGGCGAGTGGGTAAACCAAACCCTCAGCAGTAATGCGGACGCCTTTAATACCCTGAAGGATGTGGTACTGGACTTCTCCACTACCACCTCTCAAACGTCGGAACAGGTGGCCTACGCCTTGCAGGGCATCGTAGCCACAGGCTACGATGCCAAGGATGCCATGATCATCCTGCGGGTGGCCGTGGACGCCGCCGGCAATGCCATGACCGATACGGAGACCACTACCCGTGCCCTGACCGCTACCCTGCAGGCTTACGGGATGCAGGCCGACCAGGTGCGCCACGTCTCTGATGTGCTATTCACGGCAGTCAACAACAGTGCCCTGACCTTCGACGAGTTGACGGCCAACATTGGCGACGCCCTGGGCACGGCGGCGGCGGCCAATGTCCCGTTCGAGACCATCGCTGCGGCTCTGATGACTATGTCTAAAGCGGGGTACAGTGCGGCGGAGGCCGCTACTTCTTTGCGGTCACTGATCCTGCAGATTCTCAAGCCGAGCGAGGAATTTCAGGCAGTATTGGAGGGATGGGGCTATGCCTCCGGCGAGGCTGCTCTCCAGGCCCTGGGCCTGGAAGGGGTGATGCGAAAACTCTATGAGCAAACTGGCGGCAGTGCGGCAAAGCTGACTGTGCTGATCAACGAAATCCGTGGATCAAAAGCAGCCTTTGCCCTTGGCAGATCCGGCGGCGAGGAGTTTGCGGCTGCTCTCGATTTGATATCTAAGGCATCTGAGGGCGTGGGCGAGCATGAGGCAATGCGTGCCGTTCGGCACCAGTCGGTCGCCTACCAGATGACCAAGCTGCGCAGTGAGATGGAGGTATTCAGCATCCAACTCGGCGGGGTCTTGCTGCCAGCGATCACGGACATCATCCAGCAGTTGACGAAGTGGTTCACGGTGCTGGCCACCCTGCCGCCGGCCACGACAGAACTGATCGTGAAGGTTGGCCTGCTGGCTGCAGCCATGGGGCCAGCTCTGGTTGTCATCAGCAAGCTGTTCGTCGCTACCCAGACGGTTGGATCTGCTCTCTCTGGTTTGGTTCCTGCCATTGAGTTGGTCATTATCAAGCTGGGGATAATGACTGGTGCCGCAACGGTGGCGCAGGCCGCCCTAATGGTGTTGTT